ACCGCTGTTGAACCATTAACATATAATTGACCAGTACTAGCATTTGTGGGATCTACTGCATTGTTTACACTAATTCCCGACAGTGTTGATGCACCATTTGGTAGCACTTCAACAATAGTATTGCCGTTTGTTGTCGATGATTGAAATGCAGTACGATTTGAGATGGTAGCGTTACTAAAATCGCCTTGAATTCTTGTACCAGTGCCAGACAGGGTGATATTCCCTGTGCTGGATACAGTCACAAAATTTAATAGATTCTTAAGATTGGCGTACAGCCCATTTATCCAGGTTTTCCACTGGAAAGACCATTCTGGCGATTGAGGTGGTGGGCTATATTGTGTCATTAGATTCTAGTCTCTATACTGTGGTTATGGACCCAATCCTGTTAGGATATTTTATTGCTTATTTAATTGTCGTCTGGCTTTTCAGATAACAAGTAAGGCAGCAGCGCGGTAGGAAATTTTAAATTTTCCTTTGTTATCTTGTTGACAGGTATTTTAGTTAGATTACCGGCTTCTATATTTGTCGCTACACCTTTTACTGGATTTCCGACAAATGCTGCCCCATAAGGAAATTTTCTTACAAACGGACTATTTCCTATTTTATCCAATACAGTGGCTATAGCTGTTGTCGCTGTATTTGAGTTATTAACGGCTGATCCCGTTGGCTGAAATTGCTCATAGCTAGCAACTCTACCGATTGCCTTAATAGCCTTAAATTCCTGATCGTTAAAAAACATTCTAAGTTTATCATCGCCGATATTTTGCAGCATCCTGTTGTATCCGGCCTGTGAAAAGTTCCCAACCTCATCAGAGCTAGATCCTAATGCAGCCTTTTTGAGAAACTGAGCCAAGCTATTTTTTACTGCTTGACCTGCCTCTGGGTTAGTTTTTAATGCCTCCGCTAATTTTTTAACGTTATTCAAAGAGGCGGTATCTGATTTGCCAGTGATAAATGTTGGTATAAATTTATCTGGTTCAACGCCTTCATATACAGCTTTCAATGCTGGTATTGATTCAATTTTGTCCATCATCGCTTTATTAGCTTGACGTGCCAGAGTAAAATTTTTAATGGTCTCGGATCCGATACCCTGACCTGGTAATAGTTTAGTATTATCAAGAGCTTCCCTTATGCTGCCTAATGCGTTTCGTATATTCCCGTCAGATGAGCTTCTTTGCGCGGTTCCTATGATTGTTTTAAATTGCTCTGCTGTATCGACAGTTAAAGGGGCCTTACCCGATGCGAAATCATTTAGCATCCCCTTTATTTCGGGAGGTAAGAAAGCGTTTAAGTTTTTTTCCCTGAGTAAGATATCTGCTTTTTCTGAGAAATGACTAGGATCTAGCGCGGCACTTCTGCCGCTCGAATTTCTTGCCGCCTTATACAATAAGTCAATATTGTTTTTCTGATCATCAAGGCTATTTTTTAGCGTGCCGATTACTTTCTGACCGGCTTCCGGTAATGTGGTCGGGCTATTAGCTCCCAGATCGTTAACGTTTTGTATTAATTTTTGATTATTTTGATTTTGGATCTGGGCAAGTTGTTGTAATTTTGGATCCTGGCTGGCGGCACCTAATTTAGTTAGGTTCTTTTGACGCGTCACCACGCCGGGATCTAATGTTAACGGGCCAGCCGTCGGGGTTAATCCTGTCATCCTATAATCAGCCAGGCGTCGCACAACGTCAGGTGAAACGTCACCTGATTTCATGGCTTTAGCCATATCATCTCGTAACTGTCTTCTAATGTTATATTCTAAATCTCCCAAAGAAACACCTTTTTCCTTTAAGGCCGTATTTAAAATAATATCTATTTTTGCAGGGGCCTGTGGGTCTTGCATAAAGCGATCATAAACACCCTTTCCTAGCTGATAGGTTTTTTGTGTTCCGGCAATAGTTAATGGCGCAGCAACCCCACCTATAATAGATGCAATAGTCTGCTCTAATGGAGTCCCACCCTTCTCCTTAACATATCCGCCAGAAAGTCCAGCGCCAGCCGCCGACTGAAGCTGGATATCTGGCCTTGCCGCCATTGCTTGTAATGATTTTTGAGCTATTCCGCCAGGTTCCGCAAGACCAGCCGCAACTTTTGACAATCCTATCATTCCTCCGCTACCTGCTATTATTTTTTGCCCTTCGCTTAGGATTTTATCTGAGGGCATTTCCGCCTGGGGTAAATTTAAGTAGTCGGCCAGGGCTTTCCCACCGCCACGCGGATCATGCCCGGTAGCTGCCATTCCAGCAGCTAGAGGCGTTCCCAGGAAATCAACAGTATTACCAATACCTTCAAGCGTATTCCTTAATGTTAGACCCGCGCCCCTTGGGATATCGCGCAATATATGTAAGGCGCGTTCACCAACACCAAGCTTGCTTAAATCTTGGGAATTATTCGCGGACGGGGTTTGAGTTGCATTTTCCCTGCTCATCATAGACGTTATTAAATCCTGATTTAATGCCGTTTTTTCTGTATTAGATGATCCTTGGTCTTGCGATCCTAGCTGTTTTTGTAAAATCTGAAATGCCTGCTCTTTCGTCGCACCTTCTGGACCGGTGACGTTATAGGTTTTCCCTTCTGGGCTGGTGAATTTAAAAACAGGCATTATTCCACCTTCCAGCCAGCGGGGATTCCATTGCTTGGCTGTGGTTGTCCCATCTTGCCACCGGATTTTTCATATAATTGCTTTTGTATTTTCTGCAATCCTTTCGGTGCTTCAGGTAAGTTGATAAATTGATCCGAAGATTCACCGGCTGATTTTTGTAGCTTCTGAAACCCTCTAGCCACCCAGTATTTATATTCCGATAATGCTTCTTTAAACGCAGTCGGAGATTGTGCATTTTGCGCTCTTAGCCTTGAATCTTCCGCTTTTTTCCCTTCATAATCAGTGATGGATCCGCCACCTTTTAGCATCTGGCGAGCATCAACGAAAACGCTGCTTTGTAACGTTTCTCGTCTTGCGTTGAAATCTGCCACATCTGGATTAACCATCTGTGTGACACCGGATACCTTTGAGGCAATAGGCCCAACCGCTGAATTCAAGCCAGGATGACTAAGTAATGCGTCTACCTGCTGTAATCCATATTCAAGATCAAGTTTCTTTTGGGGTAAATCTACTTTTGCTTGTTCTTTGTTGGTCGTTTGGATATCCGCTGTTTTCGTTGCTTCTGTCTGAGCCGCTTTAACGTCTGGCCGTTCATTAGGAGCGAGAGTTTTAGGCATTACAACCATTCCCCTAGGGGCAGAAAGCGTATTTTGTGATATTCCAGCCTGAGACTGCTGACCTGTAGGCACATTTTGCGGCCGACCAGTTAAAGCGTTTTGACCTCCTCCGAATATCTGGTTTGGTAAAGCTACTACATTGGATCCGCCTTGATTTAATACAATCGGTGCTCTTACTGTAGTATCAAAACTCTGGCGCATTTCAGGCCCGGCGGCATTATATAGGAGCGCCGTTTTCCAGTTATTAGGGAGGTTATCCTTCGGGTTCGTCATTTGATACGACATTAATGCGGCATGAGTCGCATTATAAGCCTTGGTGGCATTTTCCTTAATTTGCTCAGGTGTTAAGCCTTCAATGCTAAAATCAGTTTTAACAATCCCCCGTTTCTGTAAATCAGGAATTAATAATTTTGCTGTGCTGGGATCTTGGGATATTTGCGCCATATAAGCATTCATTAATCGCGTATTTTCAAATTGTTGGTTAATATCTCCGGCATTAACCGATTGTTTCGCTTGTAATAGCTGCTGCTGTTGCAGTTGATTTTCAGTGCTATTCGGATCGAGCCGCTGGCGTGCAAGCGCATTCTGGGCCTGCGCGTTTTGTATGTTCGCGCCCTGAGCGATTGCGTTACCGTAGTTAAAAGGCTGTAAAGGTTCCATGATTACCTCAGTATTGATATCCGGGCGATAATGGGCCGGAATACGTAGGCGGCGGGGTTTTTTTATTTAGATAATCATACGTTAAATAATTACCTATGCCACCTTGTATGGCGTTATTAATGCTGCCTGCTCCGTAATAACCGGCATTGGCTTGATTGCTCGCATTATTCATATTGATATTACCAATGTTATTGGCGGCATTCGCCCCCATCGATCCCACCTGATTCGCCGATGTCTGGCCGATACCAGCAAGCGAAGCATAGCGGTTTAATACGTTCTGTTGTCTACCATAGGCGTCCTGATTCGCGCCAATGTTCACGTTATAGTTTTGTAAATTTTGACCAAAGGCATTTTGCTGCTGTCCCATTTGGCGCGCGTATTCTTGGCCATAGGTTTGATCGGCAAGGCCTTGGCCGAACTTCTGAAGCTCTAACAATCGCGCGCCTGAGTTTAAATTCCCACCCCTTGCGGCGGATGCATCAATTGCATTAACCCCTTGCTGAAGTTGGAACTGATAACCCGGTGTATTGGCTAACTGAGAGGGGTCGAAATTAAATGCAGCTGTCGGGGTATATTGGGGTAAAGGCGTTCCTGTATCCCCGATGTTATTCCCGAGATAACTTAACGCATTTCTGCCCGCCTCTAAATAGGGCGCTTGATTGGCTTGATTAATATCAAACTGACGCCGCTGTTCGGCAATGCTAGCCGCGCTAGCGGCGCTTGATGCGTCAGCGGCATTACTGGCAGCGTCTGCACCCAATGCCCCACTGATTAATGCCCCGCCTAATATTGCTCCACCAGTAATCCACGGCATACATAACCTCTCTACGTCTCGCGACGTTGTTTAATTATTTTCCTTGATCATAACATGATCGAGTTTCTCTAAATCCGTCTCATCGGTTGCATGGATACAAAACCATATGCTATCTGTAATAGCCAGGATAGAATGATGCAAAAATGCTTTAATCGTTATACAGGCTGGCGCCTCATAAATCGTCTCCTTGTCTTCCACCTTCACGATAACTTTACCCTTGGCTAAAATACTTAAATGATCGTAATTATGCGCATGAGTCACCGCCATGTTATTAGCAGGTAATTCCATTTGCCTTGCGTACACACCAGCGCTAAAGTGGTGAACTGTTTTACAGTCCGTCTGTGGTAAAGCCTTTAATTGGTCGATTAATTCTTGCATTAAGTAATTACCCAGGTAACGCGATCCGCTCCGCCACCAGCGGTATGAGCCCCCCCGTTCGCCTGGCTCTGCACATAGAACACATGCCATCCTGATATAGCAGATATCGTCAATGCGCTATCTGTTGCTATCCAGGTATAACTGGTAACGCTGGTTGATACTGTTGGGGATGAGTAACCTACTGTAGTGTGATGAACTCTCTGTGCGGAGGAATAACCGCCCCCAACTTGATCTTTGGCGTGAAATCGAAAGGTGATCGTTGTCGCCGTGGGGGGGATATAAACATAGAGAGAGGCGAGCACATCGTCGCCAGTCCATACAGTATCAGCCCCGCTATTGGCTAGCGTGATATCACATGTTCCTTGAGTGATCCCAGCGCCATTAGCCCAATCAATTTGGGTTTCCTTTACTGGGCTTGCTGTTAATGCTGCGGCAAAGGTGGTGTATCCAGTCCCGCCCTGCCCTGCCGTTAAGGGTGTAGTTAATCCAGCCAAGCTGGTAATGTCAGAGTTAGCGCCTTTGGCGGCCTTGGCGGTGATTTGCGTTTGAATGGCCGAAGTAGCCCCACTCAAATAACCAATTTCTGCGGCTGTCGTTGTCGCGGGAGTTAAAATACCACTGGCGGTGGTAACGATAGCTCTTGATGCAGTGAGAGAATGCAGGCCGTTAATCTCGGAGCTCGTTGAAGTAACACTACCAAAGCCTTTTGATATAGAGTTATACCCAGTTCCTGCGGCATTAACTTTAAGCGTAACAGAATTGTACTGCTCGATGGTAAGACTTGTTGACCCGCCATCTATCGTATTACTTCCCGCCCTAGCAACCGTCACCGCTCCCGATCCAATATTAGAGACAGTTACCTCATAGTCCCCCGTCTCGGCGGCGGCCATCGTGGCGGCATCACCCAGGGTAACGGTAAAGGGAGTTGCACTATTACATTCAATTTGTGATCGATTATCCCCCACTAAACAACTGTAAGTTGTCGTCTTGGCCGACACCGTGCGCTTAAAGTTCGTATCCGCTTCCGTCGGAGTAAGGTCGGTTCCTTTCGATGCTCTGGTGCGTAAAGTAGGCATTATTTAATCCCTGCAATAATATCGCCCTCTAAGGCGTAGATTTTCAATCGTTCTGTACCTGCATATTCTAGCTCAAAATTCCGCTTTCTGAACGATCCGCTTGCATTAATCCGCTCAAAAACAGACGTATCAATAGTGCGGTCAGACCCAAAAGAGGCGTTGTTCTCATTAGCCCATCGGATCGTTAGGGTATTTGCATTCGCCGTTTTATCAATTACCGGGACCATGTTAGTGATTTTTTTCATTTTCGACGTACCGCCATCATAAAGGCCGGTCCGTGTTTTTATCGTAATCGGGTAAGCGTTTGAGCCGGCGGCAACAGCGGCAACAACCCACCCCGTGGCCACCCATCCGGACTCAACCCAGCCCTTGCCTCCTAAAGTATCCCGGGGTATTTCATTGTCAATGACGGTAAAAAGATCGCCATTCGCAAAAATCCCCTCGCCCGTTCTTGGAGTGGTTCCCGTGCGAATCGTCCAGCTGACAAGAGGAAAATAGGACTGTCCTCCCACGTTCGTGGACCATGATGACCACATACCAGAGGCTGGGTCATAACATAAAGAAGTCTGTATTTGATCTGTTCCTGACAATAGATAGACGCTCAAAATATACAGAGTTCGCCCATCCCCGGAAAGACCAGAACCGACCAGACTATACGAGTCATTAATAACGGATTTAGTCAGGAAGGCATCTAGCGTGGGGGTGGATATTTTCGCGGGAGCGAAGTTATTTAAAACATAAACACCCAGTGATCCAGAAGCGTCACTGCCTACAAAATAGATTGTATCCCCATCGACATGAACTGACTCCCCGGAGGCGCAGCCCATCGAGTAGTAAACATCCTGCCGTCTAGTTAATGGGCTCGCTGGAGAGGCAATACTAGCGTCGTAGAAAAACTCCATCGAACGAGGGCCAAAAACCACTAAATGATCATGATGTTTGGCTAAATAGACCCCACCATCGGGTTCGCGTTCGGCGGTGAGGTAAGCCAAAGCGTTGAATGATCCCGCAGTGGAAAGGTCGCTATTATAAATAATCCCCGTCTCACCCAAAACGAAAAGGTAGCTGTCAAGAATCGCTCCGCCGAATGCCAAGCCTATCGCTGGGGTCTGTTTCGGGGGAAAATCGACATCTGTAATCTGAGTAAGTGTGCCACCGGTTGAAATAGTCCAGCCTTGATCGTTCTGTGGATCAAGTAAAATCAATAATGTTCCCAATTCAAGAAAATAGCATTTTTGAGTGCCTGCAGTGATTGTTCCTATCACGGTTCCGTAAGTGCCTTTGTAAATCGTATTGTTGTTAACGAAATATAAAGCGGAATTGTAGGCCCAGTAATAAATCGCCCGGCCTTTCTGATCGGTTACTGTTAAAGAGGCGTCTTCAAACACATCAATAGAGGGTCGTTGAGTTAAATAAGGGCCCGATGCGCTTTTAATGACAATACCATTTGTTACGCCAGACTCCATGTCGGTAATAGACCCAGAGGAGAAAGCATTTATATGCAAATCCTGAGCAAGGGGGATTCTCATCAGCCACCTTCGTAAATAGATCGGCCAGTACTATGGCTGTTACGGATGCTGATCGCCGCAGCTGTCTCCGTCTTTGAGTAAACAGGGGCATGGTTCATCGACTCTAGCCTACGTAAGGAGTTAGCCGCCTCCCGGACAACGCCCGGGGGAACAGCGAGAGAGAACATGGGACTAAGGGCTATCGCCATATTATGTTCAATCGCCCATTGATACCCGGGTGGAAGGGAAAGGGTGTCTGTCGTCGCCGTTATCGTCTGAAGTGGGGCCTGATAGTTTAGGAAAAACGTCAGGCTTGAATCATGGATCGGATATTCATAAATCGTACCCAATGGGTATCCGGGATCGTAAAAGATCACATCAGGGATGCTGGTAGTTTGAGTTTTGCTCGAATAGGAATCGTAACTTTCTCTATTTTGTAGAATATCCAGCGGAAAGTCGGTATTAGTTGAATTCCTGAAAAAGGCGGACAATATTTTGTCCGGGCGTGTTCCGTTTAAATCTCCACCTGATCCTATCGTTCTGCTGACGCTGTTAGCCGCCCAGGTATATGAATCCTGCGCAATGCGAAAAATCAGACTTGAATCTACCCCCCACGAATCCAGCATGGAAATGATGATTCTCAGCGCTTCCGCGCTTTCATTTGCGGTTAGACTCCCACCGGGCTCTTTCGCGCCAAGTTTAATAGCTGCGCTAAGCAGGATATCAGATATTGCTGCCATTTAAGAACGCCTTGATTGAGTCGATACCCAAACGATGATGCGGCTTTTTACCGGTTATTTCTTCATAGCGTGCGGCGAGTGCTTCTCTGTCTTCATTTTCTTCCAGGGCAATTTTTTGAGTTTTTGCTTCAGGAATGACTTTTTGCGCTTCTGTGACTTTCAACGAATAGAACTCCGCTTCCGTAACTGTTTTCCATCCTGACTTTTCGTTTAAGATTGCCTCAGTATGGTTATTCGCCATGTGTCGACCGTGTTTTTCGTGTATTTGAAAAATAATCATTTCATCCCCTAATAAGTGCGGATCGCTCTATAAAATCAATTCTTTTCCCTGAATTCTGACACCATTTCGATAGGGAATCCGCGTAACCCGGATCGTCCGCATCATCGCAAATGATCGTTTTGGTCCCTCCGAAGTGGTCAAAAAAACCCATCCGTGACCCAATGACTCGTGGTGGACCATCGTTTAATCCCAAGGAAAATTCACTTGGAATATCGTTTGGTAAAACATACCATCCGTCCTTAATATCGCACAATTTGACCTCGATGTTTTTAAGTCCCGATTGTTGGATCATCCCATTAATAGTGTTAAACCAATCTTTATGATGCTCTAAACAATAAACCTTTTGATCGGTGGAGGCGGCCAGAACTAGCGTGGTCAAACCGCTGCCGGTTTCAATAATTGGGCCATCGGCTTTTTTCCCCATTATGGCGCATAACATTAGCACATCCTCAAGTGCGCCCCATTGATTACCGATAAATCTGCGCGCCTCGGAAAAAAGCGTCGGATCGAACTCATTGGTCTTGATTCGGTCAATCATGTACGTTAAGGTTTCTTTACCTTGACGACGCAGGGCTGCGCTTAAACTGTCGTAGATAGTTGACACGGCGATATGCCCCAAATGCAAATCGGCCGCCGCGTGAAGCTTTCCACCTTTAGCGACCCACTTTTTGCAGAAACTTAAATCTCCTCCCCATCTGGCACCATTATCAAATGTTCGCTCGAAAAGGATCGGTATTTTCATCCTACGATCATTTCGCGCCCAATATTGATTCGCGTCAATAGCAAGCGTCTCTATTACGTGTCGTTTGATCTTCATGAATCCCGTGGGAAGACCGGCGACTTCTAAAAGGCCGTTTTCAGGTTCAACCACACCAGGGATGGTAATAACTGGCATGATTTCTTTCGATGCTTCGCTGTCTTTGCGATAGGGATAGATCCCGCCGACAATATCAACATCAAATTGACATAATTTAATTAATTCCGATGGCTCCCATGCAACGTCGGCATCTAAAAAAACTAACTCAGTGCAATCGCTTAACAAAAATTCCTGTACAAGTGAGTTTCTCGCATCGTCGACATGACAATTGCCCGTTAACAAAAAATAGGCAGACTCTATCCCATTTTCGGATAAAGCCTGCCTAGACCTCTGGATTGAAAAAACATAACCAGGAGATGGAGAGTCATAAACAGGGGTACATAAAGCCACCTTCTGTCCGTTCGTCTCCCTACCCTGGTCTATATAGAGCTGGCTCATTTAGCCGCCCGTATTAATTAATCCAAGCGTCCGCAGCGCCGCATAAAGACGATTGATCTTTGTTTCATTAAGTGTCGTTGTTGCGGTCGCAGTTGTTACTGCGGTGATCGCAACTTGTACGACGGGAGTTGCTCCAAAAAAGCCCACCTTTTCTGTCGCTGATTTACCTACTTGCGCACCGGTTGGCGAATTGTAGGTAGCCTGTTCATATTCAGTTGGTTGCGTCATGTTGATCTCCTTAGCTTGTGATCCGGCAGGCCCATTGAGGACGAATCGCCGCGTAACCGTACAACATATCAATACGAGTTAACATCTCATCATTTCGGATGTCGCTCGCTTGCCAGACGCGTACCGACAGGCCATCCTGCGTCTTAATAACGCATTTAGCGGCATCAGACATCAGAGGCAGCTCGGCGGTGGCGAACGTGAACGCATCTTTATGATACATTAGGTTTTGAACGTAGCTTGTTGAGGCCGCGCCGATAAAAACCAATGCCGCAGTGGTCAGGCCAGAGGGTACAATATCAGCACCATTAGACGCTGCCACATTCTTGCGTGCGCCAGTAATATATATCGTTGGGGCAATAAGCAAGTTGGTAGAGGTTGATCCAGACAGAATCGTGAATTGTTTCAGATTGCTGTAGGCCGCTTTTGTTTCTGGATGGCAATCATACACTCCGGCAATCGTAAAGACCTGCCCAGCGGTTGGAGTTGCAAAACCCGTTACCGTTAAATCCGCATCACCGTCAACAATGGTGTACGTATTCAGGGTGACCGAGGTCACGTCCGAGTTGTTGGTCATGGTCCAAACGCGCTCGTTCTCATAAAAGTCCGCCATACCGGTACGACCGATCATACCCTCGCGATACTGTTCTTTGATTTGAGCCGAATCTTGAAACAGACCTTTCAAGCCATTCACCAATCCGCCCATGGTAACGGAGTCCATCTGTACAAACCGTTGGCCGTCTTTTGGGGCGAGCTGTTGATTGAGTTTTGCGCGGGCAGCGCCGATTGCTGCTAAATCAGCAGGGGGTGTTCCGGCTGTGCCGGCGACGTTATAGACCAGTTTAGAGCAGCCCTGGATAACGTCCGATTCGATACCGGAAATCATCGAGGCCATCGCGGGCTCTAAATGGATTTTAACGAAGTCTTGCAGATCTAACGCCAACTCACGCGAGTTAAAACGCATATCAACGCCATCCTGTGTTGCGGTAACCAGGGATGTACTTTGTTCGGTAGCATCCTGGACATCCATAACACGAGAACCTTGGCGACGGGTATATTGAGACGGCAGACGGATACGGAGCGTATCCCCGATCTTACCGTTGCTTTGTCCAAACGAGGAGTCGAACTCCCGGTTAATAGTACCAATAAATGACGCTTTCTCATGCGCAAGCGCTAAAGCGGCATTTCCGATCTTGTCAATAGTCAGTAATGAATTAGCCATACTCTATGTCTCCCGACAGTGAGCAATATGTTATACCTCTAGCGGCCTCTGAGCTTATTCCATTTTTTTAGGAATTGATCGTAAGGTTCGCTGTCCTGAATCTCATCGCTGCTAGTTTTTTTACCACCAACAGGTTTAATGGGTTCAGGCGCTTTAGAGGGCCTAATCGTTCCCTCACGCTTTGCTTCTAATTTTCCGGCAATGCGTGTGATTTCAGCCACCTGCCTTACAAGGGAGAGTTTTGCGATACGCGCAGCCTCTTTGGGATTGCTGCCCAAGTAGTACGTGGTATCAACCTGGATACCCGGATCATCGAGTTCAAATATTGCTGACGCCATCTGTGGGGTAATCTGGATGTGATTACCTGATACCACATCCTCGAAATCAGGATGCTTAGCGATACCATTGGAAAATAATTCATCACGGCTTGATTCAAAATCCGCCTGCGTGACAACCGGCTGCACGTTGTTTTGTGCGTTTGATTGTTGTGTAGGCTGCCGCTGCTTTTCATGGTATGCCAACTTCGCGTCGAAATATTCGTCGATACCTGGAAAATCATCCAGCTTTGGCGGTTTAGGTGCTTGCTGTATTGCTTGTGCTTGTTGCTGCTCAAGCATGGACATCAAGCGCGCATTTTGCCGCCTCAGTTCTCGTTCCTTGTAAGCAATTTCTGCGAGTTTGCGATCTTTAGGATCAGGTTTAGTTACTGGTTCTAAGGGCGCAGCGATCGACGCATCCGTTGATTCGGTAGGTGTCGATACGGGATCGACGGGAGAAATATCGCCGGGTTCGGCTGGCGTTGCCGTTGCTATATCAGTCATTCGTACCTCTAATAGGGGCGTCTCTCGACGGGCCATCTGCATGCGGGCGTCATCACGACGAGCCTTGCAGTTATTAATGATATTAGCATATCAGGGTGTAGTGTCAATTTAACGTCAAGAGGGCCACAATTAACACGTCCTCTTCCCTTCTTCTGCGCCGTTTTGCGATCAGCCTTTGTTCTTCGGCTATTTTCTGTATCTCTGCTTTTTTCTGTTCGGCTTGTTTTTTTATCCATTTAAGGTACAGCGATTTATAAATAAGGTGCTGTTCCCTAAGCCTTAACCGTAAGATCAATTCAAAATCTGAGGATGTTTCGTTGACCGGATCGAGGCTTTCGGCCATATCCTCCAAGATAGGCTTGGCTTTTTCTTCCTCTTTATCTGTCGCGCGGAACTTTTTTAGTTTTATCCTGGGGCGATCCAAATCATAACCAAAATAACCCCCCGAATAGGTTTCCGTGACCGGAGTTATCGGGATTACTTCGGCGCGACCTGAGAATGATCCATAACGCCGACCGCTGTAACCACTGCCGGTTAATTGGGTGATCATACAATCGTAAAGGTGTCACCACTTACGGGGGCCGTGGTCAAGGCGGTGACAGTCAGCACACCAAGGGCTGTGCTGGCGGTGATATCAGTCGCCTGACCGCGTAAGTTGGCTGTCGTAGTACCTTGACTAAATATCACAATCCGGCCCTTGAACTGATCGATGACAGCTGCTGCTGGATCAATGGCGCTAGTTACGATGCTGGTAGTGCTGGATGCATCCCCGACTGTTCCGGTGACGATCCCTTGGGTGCTGAGTGCTAAACGTGCCGCTGCAGTGGCCACGCCGTTAATCTGATCGGCATTGGCCGTAACTCTCGCGGTAACACTGCCGACAGCGCCGGTAACGGAACCAACCGCCCCAGTTACAGAACCAACCGATCCAGATAGGCTTCCTGTTATGTTCATGGTTTGATCGGGTAGATTAATATTGGTCAGACCTGCCCCCGCTACACCTATTTCCGTCGTATCAGTCAAGATGCTTTGGGCCGTAGCCTCCAACGCCAAACCGGATTGTATTTGCGTAATAGGGTGGATATGGGTGGCTTTAATCACAAACGCCACGCCATCTACCGGCGCGGAAGTTAATGCCTCATCAAGAGTAATCGTGCCGTTTGTGCCTGAATATGACAATATCGGCTTGAATTGCCCCGATAATGCGCCACTCGTAAAAATCAGCAATCCATCGTTCCAGAAATTACTTACCTGAGTAAGATTTGTTTTAAATACAGTTGTCGTGGCCGTCGCATCTTGAACGACACCTGCTGTGTATTGATACTCCTGACCCGTTGAGTATGACACGAATATCTGATCAACCCGTAGAGTGGCGCTGGTCAATGCGGCGCTATAGAACCGGATGCGAACCTTACCAATATTGGCCCCTGTCCCAACATGACCGGTAAATAGGGTATACGTACCCGTGTCATAGGTTGATCCGGATTTTCCAATAATCGTCCCGACCGTCTGCCAGGCCGAACTTACCCAGTTGTACGCCTGGATACTCACGTCATCACTTGCCCCGTTGGAATAGGCGGTAATACCGACGGCCGAAGGCAGTCCTTGTACTCCAATGTCAAATTGATAATACAAATCCAGCGTGCCGGCGGTGTCAGTATGTGTGTGCGGCGTCGCATCAAGCAATGCCGTGCTTGCGTAAGTACCCGATGTCTGGGTTCCAGTCGTTAAAACATAGGATTCGGCTACCACGTTAACTAGTGTGCCCACGGCAGCGATATTGCTAATTTGCTGCGCCATCCCATCGAGATTAAGCGCGCCCGCGGTCGATATCGGCAAACCGCCAGCGGCATTGGCCGCGGCATTAGGCATAGCCGTCAGCCCAAGACGTACAGTGTCTTGAGGGTCATAGGCAACCAGGTCAACCTCAAGCACCACGGGTACCATATTGGCGGCACCTTTGAGCATGATCACAACGCTATTCACTCCCGTGGCAATCGCCGCATCAGGGATGTCAAACCGATACAAGCCAGGTGTATTAGTTGCATCGACCTCCACAAATCCGCCTGATGAAAATGCACCGGTTACCGTTTGCGTGGCCAATGTAATGGCGGACCTAGCAGCAAGTGGTCTAACGTAGGACGCGACCAAACTTGCGGTATTGTAGGCCAACCCCGTCAACCCCGCCCCGGTAGTGACGGAGCTATCCTGTACAAAAACATACAGCGGGATACTCGTTGATGCCTTTTTAATCGTTAATTTAGCCATTTAGTCCACCGTTTAGTTGCTGCATTCCGCCGGACATATTTACCGGGATGATAGTTCCTCCGGTCGACGCGCCATTGGTCCAGTCCTGTACGTCTAAATCCGCATCGTTTGTCGCCTGAGCCCAGGTATAAAACCCGTCATACCCACCGGTTAAGGGAGTTCCATCCGAATAGCTGAGCACGTTAACCCCGGCCACATCGCCATAGATGGTGCTACCGGTACGACGTACAGTAATCGTATGGGCGCTACCGTAGGCCTGTGTGTAAGCCGACGAGCTTGCCGAATAAGATCCATTTTTCTCCAGATTCGCGCCAGTAAAATTAGCCCCGGACGAGGTGTTATGGTAAAAATTATATCCTTCATTTGCTGATCCGGCGTTAATTCTCACGCCTCGATTACCCGGCTGAACGCTGGTTTGTGGCGCTAGCGTGACCTGTGAGTATTGCTGAGTTGATCCATTGTAATAAGCGGCGCAGTAATTGTAGGTGCTATTAGGGCGGGCATTATTGCTCTGGATTTGTCCAATAGCATTGCCATTTATGGAGGTCCAGTTCGCATCGTGGGTGCTCCATGATGTGCCGTTTGTGTCTGTGAATGTTTCGGTCGTCATGCGGGGATCGTCTCAGTCAACCCGGTGGCTTGAGATAGGTCGATGTTCTGGCCTTGCAGCCAAAGCAATAAACGTTGCTCGATGGCTTTTAACGGAGTAGTTAAGGTTAATCCCGTGGTATTAATTCCCAGCGCCTGGAGTTTAGTGATATTCGCCACCAGCACGGCCCTGGTGAGCCGAATGACATCGGTTCTTGCATCGAGCTGAGTAAAATCAGTCGCATCGATACGTAGGATATAAAACTGTTTCAGCCATTGGCGATTACCCAGCGCATCCCGTGCTATCTCGGCAGGCAACCAGCCCATCATGCTAGTGATATTGCCGGTAGGGATATTGGCTTCCAGAGCGGCCAGATATTTTGGCTCAATGCCGTATTCGGTCGCGGGGAGGTCGGGCTTTACTCGTGCGACCGCTGGGATTAGGTAGTATCTGACTGTCATAAAACATTACCCATGTCGGCGGCTTGCAATCCGATCAGATTTCCCTGGGCATCGCGTTGGGCCATCATATCGTTGATGTTGACGATATCTCCATTAGCGTCTCGCTGGATTCTGATCGTTTTAGATTTCCTTGCGCTGTCATTTAATCCCTGAACGTTAATGGCAAGATTATTAATCATCTCGGCCAACACTTCGGCATTAGGCTTGCTAACGAGTCCAGCTTGATATTCCTTTAATGCCATTTCTCGGTAAAAACGGGCATCGGCATGCTCTTCTTTCATCTTCGCGATGATGATTTCTTTCTCGGCTAGCATTTCTGGTTCGGCGCTGTCATTTTGTTGCATTTCCATGGCCTGGAGTCGTAGATTCGCCGACTGTTCCTTGACTTCGGCCTGGAAGACTTTCTTTGCCGCTTCGAGTTCTTTTCTCGCAGAGTCGACAGCCTGTTTATCCGCGCCGACCTGCTGAGCGACTTGATTAAGCTGTTGCTCATGTTGGGCTAATTGCTGTCCTTGAGCTTGTATTTGTTGTGCGGCTTGTTGTACTTGCATCATCATGGCTTGGACTTTCGGGTCTTGGCCCTGTTCTTTGCTCATTTCCATTTGTTTAATCTCGGGCAAGAGCGTGACTTTCATGCGTTCGGCTAAAGCGTCGGCACCGGGGAAATCGCTATATTTGAATGCTAGATCACCGATGACGTTCATCAATCCCGGTGCTCCGCTTAGGAGTTGCATGAAATTCGCAGCCGCCTCCATTCGTTTGGACGAGTAGCTCGGTCCAGTTGACACGGAAACATCGTATTTACCCACGTTGAGATTGTAGATTTTTCCGATCTCGCGGTTAAACTCGTCCATATTGGGTTGTACGGCATTTTGCTGATCAGGATTAAGACTCACCATTTTATGCTCGCCGCCTTCTCCCAGCATTCGCACAATACGGGCGGTGTCGAAATATACCGGTATCCACTCCAGTAAAATTCTTCCGCATTGTTGAATGGAGCGGGCCAGATTATCGGGGTAATGGTAATTGCCTACCGCCCCCTGTGATTTTTGCTCCTGTAGAGCGATTCCGGATTTTTCTTGTGAGCGAGCCCCAACAGTAGGCCCATACATTCCGGCGGATGCCTCGATCCCATGTTCGGTGTTTTGTAGCATTTGCTGCCAACCTGGCGCAATTCCTGCCGGCGGGGTGCGCTGCGGTGCGGGGAGTGGATTACCTGCGTCATCCAGGTGGTTGTAGCTCAGCAAAGTAATGCTGTCCCGATTCGCTCGGGCGTAATCACTCTCAAGTCCTTTGGTTGCATCAATCGCCGCAACCCATGGCGCTCTTGGAGCAAGGGCGACGTGCTCGATAAATCCAGCGTGGGCATAATTATGCAAACGTTGAGGGTCCATCATTGCCTCAAGCGCGCCAGACAATCGGATGCTTCCATCCGGCATGACAATCTCATTCCCTATGACCTTAATGACCGGGATGTACTGACCAGGTAATTCTTTCTCATCCAAAATTTCCTTGGAGCTTAGCTTGTACCATTTCACTTTTTTGATCGTCGAATCCCTGGATTTAACCGGGGGAGGAACGGGAATACCTTGGGCTATAGCTTGTTTTGAGACTGCCTGGTAGTCCTTATCTGTCATGGTAGATCCATCTTGAAATTGATGGATCGTGATCGTTTCCGGGATGATACAGAAATATTCGGCAATACGTATTGCATCGCTATCAGACCAACTGTCGGAGTTATCAAAGCCAACTTCTTCCGCGTCGGGATATTCGATCTTAAAGTCTTTACGGGGAATGTCTTCCCAGATCACGACTTCTTTTACATCCGCTCCGTCACCTTGGGTATGTGGGCCCATGGCCACGGAGAAACGGTTGTGAATTCGGCGGATCTTGATGTCTTGGTCGAAGGACAGCGGATCAGAATACTCCGCCAGAACCCGAAAATACCCAAAACCCCCATCGACAGCTTGCTCACCGGCGGAGGTATAGACCATTGTCGCCTCTGACTGGTCCTCGATGTGCCGGATGATTCCGGTAAAAATTTCCGCCGTATCGGGATCGGCGATATCATCCACCGGCCGAATCTTGATTGCGGCGCGGTTTTGGCGTTCCTCGTTGACGATTTGACGGATGTACTGGTTTGTTTTATCTAGGACGGGGCAAGCTCGGGTTCCGCCGTCCTGGTTGGGGTTCTCACGATCTTTTTTTATCGCATCTGGCCACTGCTCTAAAGCGCGGAACTTGATCGCTTCTTCAGCGCGGTGGATATTATCGTATTCCCGCTGCTGATAGTCTTCTAGGCAGTCTTTCGCGGCCTGGATGATTTTGGCGGGATCGTCGGAATAGTTTTCGTCTTCAGTGTCTGCCATCTTTGCTGTCTCCCGACAGTAATATATCGTAACGTTCCCCGTGGAACTTAATCTCTCTGTTTATAGCACGACTGACTCATGCAGTCCTCCGGAGAAAAGAGGATATTATCCCCGCCTTGCGGATAGAGCGGTTTTCTATGTTTGTTCAAGCATTTTCCCGGCATGAGCCCGCTGGATTTCCAGTCTTTCCTATCAAAATCCACTCTCTGGAGATACTGACAGGTATTGCAGTTTTGTTCCATCTCGTTAAACGCGTGGATCGATTCATTGCGTGACCCTACTGCGAGAGGATGGCAGAGGTACGAAATGGCGGCTTGAGGGATAATGGCGCCCAGAATAATAGACTCGTTTCGGGAGATTAAAGCACCGGTGTACTCACAGACGCACAAATCATATTGATCGTCAGACTCCGGGTAGGGCGTTTCTAGGACGCGAGCGCGGACAAGTGACCGTGATGTACGGTAATCGTAAAACGTGCTTGCTGTCATCATCCCATCCAACTCCCTGCACCGGTGTATCTCGTACGTAGAGAATCTTTCTTTTTCGGCGGGTTCTTTTCTTCGGCAATGCCGACGGCCAGCTGTCTAAACGCGTCCGCGCCGTGAATATAAATACTGGGTTCTGGATTTTTGCTTCTCAATCCGGTGTCCTCGTCGATTTTGTACCCATACCGATTGAGACATTGTAGCAGATCAGCGCATTTTCGGCGATCGATCCAGATTTGACCAAAAATAGTCCTGGCCGCGTTAATGTCTGCATTGACGTTTGCCGTCCTCTCCAGCACCCGGACCTTACGCCCCAGTCCCAGCATAATCTTCTCAACCGTCCTGCCACCAGCGGCGAGGTTGGTACTTTTTGCGTCGTGTGGTAGGTAATCAGTCCCCCACACATATCCTTTTTTTTGCAACTCGGCCACGTACCAATCGACCGTATGCTCTGCATCCTCCAGATAATCAATGATTCTGTAGGTAGAGTTGACGGATTGCGCCATGATAACTGCCGTCCTACCGCTAACCGAATTCCAACCCAAATCCCAAAATGTATGCACAGGCTTGGTTTGATCGTACGGTACGTCTGTAATACGATTTTCTAATTTCGCCCGTCTGAGTTCGGCAGCGAAAATCGCGCCATCCAGGACCTGTTTGCAGTGGCCCTCCCAGATGTGCAAATAATCGTCTTCTGATCGTTTCCTGGTCTGGGCCATTTCCTGTTTTAGCACATCGGGGAACCAGGGATTGTCCTGCCAGTTTAACGGGATGATGACCGAATTATCCGGGGGTGAGATGACAAAACGCTGGTAGGTTTCGTCATCCTCCAACTCGGGGTTAAAGGTAAGCCAAATCTCGGAATTTTCTTTGCGAATGGTCGGGGTCAGGATTTCCCAGGACTTTTTACTCACCGCTTGGGCTTCTTCGACCCAGACGATATCAGCCCCCTCATAGGATTTAATCTCGGTGATGTTGTGTCTCAGGCCAGCAAAACCGAATGAGGACCCGTTTTTACCAATGATTGATTGATTTTGTATCGTGTAAAACCCATGCAGTTCCATTGCGGTGATCCGGTCTGACAAAAGCTGATGGACCGAATCTTTGATTGATTTTTGCAGTTCTCGGGCGCAAAGGATTCGGGTAGGTCGTTCGGCGGCTCGGACAAGTAGGGCGGTGGCGAATGACCAGGACTTGGCTGATCCCCTACCGCCATACGCGCCTTTGTATCGGGCGGACTTCCCGAGGAGAAAGTTAAGTTTTTTGGGGAGTGCCGCCTGGGCCATCGAGATAAGATACCGTTAGGTTTAATTGTATCGATCCGTTTTCCCCTGCGCCGGTAAGCTCTGCTTTGTCTTTCCAGCCATGGCGGTTTTTCATGTTCATGTACCAGAGGGTTGCGGAAAATTCTTTGTTTTGCAAATTCACCCTTCCCTGTTTTAGCCACCAGGCCTCAGATAAAGCCTCACCCTCTTTTATGGCGACAGAAAAAACTTGATTACTTTTTGTCCACTCGTTTAGTGTCTCCCTGCTAATCCCTAGTTCTGCGGCCACTTCGGCTTTGCTCGCGCCCTCTGCCATCAGATCGACAACCGTCTTACACATCTCTGGTCTGTACTTTGTGAGTCTTCCCGATGGCATATTAGATTATGCTAATGCGTTTAGTTTAGGTATTTTTGCCACTTTTTCCCCGCGCTTCCGGGCCTGAGAAATATTCACCGCCGCCGCCTGGGCTTGGGCGGATTTTTCAGAAGAATGACCTCCGCCATCTATTGGCGTTCCTGCGGCATTCATGGCGATTTTTCCGGTCTTGACTTCGGTCACCCGGTATTTATCTTTGATCTTTTTGGTGGTTAGTGGCATTTTAGTGGCATTTTAGTGGCATTAACGTCTGCTTAACACTTTTTTCCTTTGCCTTTTCCGCCTGCTTTACCGTTTTTGTCTTTTTTCATGTGAGCCTCGATTAACGTTTAGAGTTAGACGCCCAAAGTATAGCAGGTTTTTAATTACGTTATACGATCAAATATACGTTATACGATCAAATATTAGATCGTCATGAGCCGCGAGCAAGGCCGCCTCGATGATCCTCGATTGTTTCTCCGGCTGCGCCCGCAGCCAGTTGACCTGCCATTGAGGTAACTTGATCGTGATAGCAACGCGTTTTAGGTGTGGGGCCTTTTTAGGGGCCCCGCGATTGCTCGTTTTAGTTGTTATAGCTGTCATATTGGACCATCAATAGTCAGTTTCCTGAAACCTAACCAATTCCACATAATCACACAATGTGCCGATCCGTTTGTTCGGCGCCGTTGCGTAAAATTTTCTGATTCCCGCTGCGATCGGTCGATATTCACGACGAGAACCGGACAGACTACGAGCCGAATCGTTATTGAGGCTGTAATAGGCCAGGCCTATACGCAAATCGTTATTCGAGGCCAGGTCACTGGACGGCGCAACGTAGAATCCATCGTCCATGTTCCAATACACAGTTGGGTTAGATATATTTTTGATGTACGCCTGATCGCAGGCTGCCCGATAGTCATTATGCGATAGTTTCATGTTTGCGATCTCCTGGGTTGCTTTGTTACTGTGATGTAACTATAGCCCTGCTCTGATTAAACGTCAATACTTTTTATCGACTATCCGACGAACGGTATACAGTAGAGTTACAGTCAAATATTTGACACCTTCTCGATATCCGCCAAAATGTCCTCTTTTTTGGCATGATGATTATACGTACCCACGAAGTCATACCGGGCGGGCCATCGTAGGTAGCGATCAACCATCACCCCATCAGGGTAGGACGTTAAAAAGCACCGCGTCTGCATATCAAAAAATACAATCCTCGGCTTGCGTTTGAATTGGGTGATGATCTGAGACGCGACACGGGCTGGATCGTCGTCGTGAATTTTATTTGTGCGCGGGCCTATGGACATGACGCCTCAGTTTCCCTAGACGAATCGAGCAATAGACGATACCGAGAACCTTTTCGGTTGATTATTTTATAAACAGTATATCGGCTACAGCCATACTTAATGGCGATATTATCGGCGTTCATCGGTTTGGTATCGCGGCGTCCTGCGGCGATATGTGCGTTATGCAGCCGCTTTTCTTCCGCTATGTCGATAATTTGACTATCTGACAATCTTGGCATCACAAACCCCTCAA